TTCATGGGGATGTCCTCATGTGGCTTATGAAGACATTACTAACATCGGGGTGTACTAATCAACGGGGAGCAGGTCAGTCGATTTCTCCAGCCCTTCCAGCTGATACGGCCAGGCGGAATATTCATTACCCTGCCACCAGATTGGTTTCGCGGGGAGCTTGGCCTCATCCCCGCCAGCGGCGACTATTTCCGCTTCGGTGTGGGGAATGTTGTAATTGTGAAACCGGAGAACGTCCGTCAGTCCAAAAGAAGAACCGTCCACCTCAATCAGACGAACGTCGTTTCCGGATTCCAGCTTCTGATAGTCTGCGTTTAAGCTCATGGTTTAAATGCCTGGATGAATGTTGCAGTCAAAGACCAGTTGCCTCCCCCCATTGGGGAGGGCTTGTACTGTTTGCATCGATAGAGACCCAAATCCTCAAGCGGCGGCTTCCATGCAAATGCTCTTGTTCCCTCATGGCGATCAAGAAAGTCTTTGATCGACTTGATATAGGATTCCAGACCTACAAAGGTCAGATCCCAGCTTTGTGAGCGAGGGTTGAGTCCATCACCGGATGTCTGGGTGTAACCATCTCCGAACTGCGCCTCACGCGTACGCATGGTGACGTCCTGAGAAGGATTCACCCTAGGGCTCCAGTTGAAAGTTTCCAGCGCCATCACCGCCTCCCGTTTGTACTGTTCCAGATTGCCCCTCCGGGACGAAGATCAGCCTGTATCAGTTTTCGGTATTCATCTCTGACAAAATTGCCTACGCTTTTACCGAATTTTTCCAGACCGCCAGATGATTGTGATGCAGTACTGCCATCGCTATTGATAGTGATGAATACCTGAGGAGCAGCACCTTCAGAGGCACCACCTGACACTGCGCGAACCCCAAGTGAACCATCAGCTGCCCGGGTCAATGGCATGATCGCTTCTGGTCCTGCCTCACCCATTACTCCGGCACCTTTCGCGAATGCGAAAAAAGTAGGATTATCGACTACCTGGCCGCTATAGGCACTTAAGTCTGAGGAGGAATAAACGCCGCCTTTAGCATTGAACTGGAAATTGCTCCCATAATCGGCAATAGCTGTCCCTGAGCTGCCTGCCGTACTTCCCCCAACCCCGCCAAGTACACTCGAACCAACCCCCATAATTGAACTCAGGATTGTATTTGTTACGAGCGCCTGCGCTGCCATATCGACGAGGTTTTGAATTATCGACTGAGTAAGCGTGGAGAAGAGGTTGATCACGCCCTCTTTAAAGGTCTGCGTTTTAGTCAGCAGCCCCGTCAGGACATTAGTGGTTCGCTCCCGGGTAGCCTCAACCAGTCCGATCGCCAGATTATTGAATTCACTCTGTGAGCGATATAATTCCAGCGCGGTCTGATACTGTGCATCAGCAGAATCTTTACTGCTCTTCTGCATCAGCATTTCGTATTGCTGCTTACTCAGCGCACCATTGCGATAATAGGTCTCTACCAGACTTTGCTGCTGTGCGAGTTGGTTCCTTTGCTGGGCAAGCGGATCAACGTCCCCGGCAAGCTCAAGCCGTGGTGCTGATAGAGCATTAGCCTGGGCCTGTAGGATTTGTCGGGATGTCTCCTGTGACAGTGTGACACGCGCAGCCATGTACTCTTTTTCAGTAAGCAAACGTGCATCAAGGAGAGACTTGAGCTCCTGGCTCGCTTCCTTCTCTTTATTGATGGCCGAGCGTGCCGGGGAATACTGCTCAGCAAGTTCGTTACGTTGCTTCTGATAATTTTCAGCATTCATTAACAGCGCACGCTGTAGATCCTGCTGGCTTGATCCATTTTTACGCGCCGCAGCGATCAGCTTTTCCTGACTGGCTTTCTCCTGGATATCAATTTTTCCAAGGCTGGTAGCATGAGCTTCTTCGATCTCCCTGCGCAACTGAAGATACTGATTGACCGTTTCCTTCCTGGCATTTTGAGTATCTTCACCGGTCCAGGGTGTGGTAACACCCTCTCCGGCTTTAGCTGTCTGAGCTGTGATATTTTTGATGTCATTCGCGAGCGATTTTGCTTGATCGGCAATCCCTGTCTGGACCAAAAATCGCGCCTTGCTGACATTCTCAAGGTTAGACTGTGTTGTCTCTAATCCTTTATTAACGGCTTCAAGGTCAGCTTCTGCCCGTTTCTTACTGTCCTCTACCCCTTTTTTCTGTCGAAATGGGTCAAATCCACCGAGGCTATCTAGTCTGCTGTCTGCGTCCTGAATTTCCTTGATGAGCTGGTTACGCTGAGTTACCTGATTTTCATACTGGTCTTGCAGGTCAATCTGCTTAACGGCCAGCTGTTTATCAGACATCTGCATCAACGCAGCAGTAGTTTCAATGACAGCATCCTTGAGGTTGATTGCTGACTGTCGGGCATCCTTCGCCTGCTGATGAAAATACAGAAGTGCGGAGCCTGCCAGCATCGCGGCCCCAAAAGGTCCACCGACAAGCGCCAGGGCCCCACGAGCGAGCCCCACAGCTACCGAGGCAGCACGAGCGGTCAGAGATACCTGACGATTAGCTGCTGCCAACTGCATTTTTGCACGAGTGGCCAGATTAGTTTGCTCGGTTTCTTCACGGATAAGTCGGTTAAACTCTCCCTGGTAATTTACGTTCAAACCATGCTGCCTGGCCGTTTTTTCCAGCTGACGGTAATAACCAAATTCCGCATCATTTCGCTTTAGCGTGGCGGAAGTGGCTTCCAGCGTTTTACGTGCGCCATCAGCCTGAGCCGCTGCTGCTGCTTTAACGGCTGCCTGATTCTGCTGCCATGCGCTTATGTTTTCGCGAAGACCAGCTGTCAGTTTGGTCGAAAGAACCGGGATCAGTGTGTATAAAGCCACACTTGCAACTGCGTTGAAATTATCGGTAAGCAGGTTGATACCGTCGGTTACTGACTGAATGCCTGAACGAAGCGGCCCAGTACTACTTTGACCAATTTTAATGATCATGCCTTCAAAAGCACTGGTCAGCCCCATGATGTCGCCATTCAGGTTATTAACACGAATAGCGGCCTGCTCATGCGCAGTCTGTGTTCCAGTTAGGGCAAGGGTTAATGCGTTAAGTTTGCTGCGGTTGTCCACCAGCACTGATGCCGCGTTGATATTCTCAACACCGAACAGTTTTACAGCCTGAGCCGTAGAAAGGTTTTTCTTTGAGAGATTATCCAGAGCACCACTGAGCCCCACAACCGATGGTTTGAGCGTTTTGTCTGTACCTTTCTCAAGGGCAAGAATAACGTTTCTCAGCGCGGTTCCTGCTTCACCGCCTTTGATTTCACGCTCAGCCAGAACCTGAATCGCTGCGTTAAGCGTTTCAAATCCAACTCCTGCCTGTGCAGCGGCCACCCCACCATTTTTAATAGCCGCAGCTGTATCTGCGATTTCCGATGCCCCGAACTTGGCACCGGCAGCCAGCACGTTAATATAACGATCCGCTTCCTGAGCCCCGGCCCCGAACTGGTTAAGGGAAAGAGCCAGAGTGCGGGTTGCATCTGGCAAAGTTGAGCCTGCGGCCTGAGCAAGCGTTAGTGCGCTCCTTGTCGCCTCAGTAAGTCCGTCTGCGGTCTGAAGAAGTTCAGGTTTAGCGGACGCCATCAACTTCAGGGCTTCCACCGCCTGGCTCGCACTGTATTCAGTGCTACGCCCCATCTCCTGGGCGGCTTCATCAAGCGATTTTAACTGGGCGCCTGTAGCGCCGGTGATAGCCGAAAGGTCGGATAAAGCCTGTCCGTATTCACGCGTGGTAGTAATGATAGCGCCAAGTGATAAACCGGCACCGGCAAATCCCGCCAGGCGACCAGCAACACCCGCGATGGTTTTCCCCATCCGGGAATAGGCTTCATCTGTCCTTTTAGCATCTTCCTGTGCGTTACGGTTGAAACGCTTTGATGAGTTCTCAGCATCACCGTATGCACCCATCAGCTGAGATTTAAAATTGGCTGCGTTGAGATGCAGCCCGACGGCGAGGGAAGCAACGTCAGCCATTACATTAACGCTCTCATTACTGCCGCACACTGATCGTCAACATTACTGACTACAGCAGGAGGCGGGGTTTCAGGAGTCGGAGAAATCTCTTCACCGGGTCGGCTTATGGCACCAGTACGCAGAAAGTACGCGCGCCAGTGAAAAAGAGTTTCTGCCGGAAGTGAAGCTATCTTTGAAGGGTCAGGCTCGCCCCAGCGGTCAGCCAGCCAGAAAATCAGCTCAAGCCAGGGCGAGCTCGTTAGTTTTTTTCCGCGTCTTCAAGCTTGCCCAGCGCATGTTTTTTTACAGTGGCGATTGCATCAAGGAGCGCCACGTTGTCATGAGTCTGGAGTAGCTCGGCTGCGGTAGGCTTGTCTTCAGCTGCGATTAGGCTGCCATCGGGATGGACAAGACAATCGACGATCAACTGCACACTGATCTCTGAAGCTTTACGTGCATCTTCTGCAATCTGACTGTCTCGCAGCGCTTCTTCGTGATCGATGAGTTCTCCCGCCGTCATACGGCGTAGATAAACGGTGGTTCCAAAAATTTCGGCGGTAACAACGGAGCTTTTAGGCTTCAGAAGTGCGGATTTAAGTGCAGAAACATCGATGGTAGACATAGTTTTTCCTGAGAATTAGATAGTGAAAGGCCACCAGGAGGTGGCCAGTTAGTAATGCCCTGATCAGCTGCCGGCAGCCGTACCCCAGGTAATATTGTTCTGTTTTCCCTGAACAGTGATTTGAATGACTTCACTTGCCGGGGCGGTAATTTCATTCATCTGCCAGCCAGAAAGGGCCAGAATCATGTTCGCCGTTCGACCATTTGGCAGCTCAACGTAAAACTGTACGGTTTCCCGGTTCTCTGCTGCGTTGAGGAAATCAGCAAAGTCCTGGTTGGCTGGATCGTCAATAAAGCCCAGCGATTTTTCAGGGCCTTCAGGCAGGTCAGAGATAAACTGTTTACTGGTATCGATCAGCGTAGTGCAGTCTACAAAGCTGCCCGTCTGTCCTGTAGCGCCCAGCGCTTTACAGTTAATGAGTGGTTTCATTGTTGCTACGTCGCTGCCCGCAGCACCCCACATAACGACGGTGCCAGCAGGCAGCATCGCGTACTCTGGCGAAGTTTTATCAGCCATAATTTCTCTCTCTTTGAAGGTGGCAGCGAGCGCTACCGGTGGTTTTCAATTCGGTCGCGTATTTCTATCGCAAGGATGCGCAGAACTTTCGCTTTCTGATAATCGAGCGCCGGACGAATGAAGGGACTTGCGACTTGCTTTACGGTTCCCATCTCCTGAGCCAGCGCTTTGATGAAGTGTTTTTTACTCGGGCCAACGCGAAGATAAACAACTGCATTGCCCTTTGCTTTCGAAGAGGATGAGCGGATTTTAATTGAATCGCGCATGTGCTCATCTTTCGCTGATTCGTCGTAACCAGCATGCGCTTTCATATCCTCCAGAACGGGCTCAAGTGCAGCTTTCCCGGCCTCCCGTAAAACCTGCGTACCAACCTTTTCACCAAGGGAAAGTAATTGGCGTTCGAGTTCCTGAAGCCCTTTAACTTCCATGCGAATCATGATGATTCCTCATAGAAATAAAGCACGAAATCTCGGGTAAGCCTGTACTGAACCTGTTTGCTGGTAAGGGTTGTTTTGTCCTGAAGTATATTCCCACGCTGAATGTACTGAACGGGATAACCTTCAAGCTCTCCGTGGACAATACCTTTCCAGTAAGACCAGATAGCCTTATCCAGTTTTACCAGCCCGGTATAATCATCCACTTTGTACATCGAGATTTGAAAACGACCAGCAATAAGCCCTGTTCGTACCATTCCGGTTTCAATTTCCGGGTCTGATATCCGCTGAAAAGTAATACCGCTTAGCTCGCTGTCTGGTAGCAGAAGAGGATAAACAGCCATCCCGGAAAGACGCTCAAGCGAAGTTTTAATTGCCTGCTCTATCATGCCGACCATCCCTTTCAGCTTTGATTTCAACCCTATCGGAGTGGCTGCGGTCGACCGCCACGACAGTGAACGAACCATTCTGCCACTGGATCTTCCAGTCAATTTCAACATCACTGCGCGGACCAACGGTGAACAGCCAGGTCTCGACAACCTGTTTCTGGTCCAGCGTCCTGATTTTACGGTTAGATTTTAGTTCGGCGCGAGCCCAGACCGTAGCCACATCAATAAGATGGCCGGGGAGCACCTCACCAAGGGGGCCGCGCCCGTTCTCAGTGCGTTGCAGAACTATTTTTTTATTGAGGTCACCCGAATAAAGAAAAGACATATTTCACCCTCTTCAAATAATGGTGGGTAAGCGGAGATCCCAGATAAGCATGGTCACATCAAATGGAAGCTCGCCCTGCTTTATGTCCCTCATGGTCGCGCCATCAGGATCGCGGTAGAGCTTGGTAACAAGACGCAATGTCGCCTCTTTTGCCAGCGAATATTCTTCACTTTCCAGCGGCCGGTTATTGGCATCTACGATTTTGTCCCTGCTGCCCTGACAAAAACGAATAATCGCGGAACTGGCCGCCCTGATCTTCCCGGCCAAATCGTTGTCGCTGTAATCGCCATCGATACGACAGTGTTCTTTAACCTCTTCAAGAGTGACGAGTTCAATCATGAGTATCCCCTCCCGTCTCGGCCACGCTTGGCAGCCAGCGTCCAGCCTTTCGAACCTGCCTCACCAGGCTTGTCCTGGGTCTGCTCGTCGCAGTGCCAGAGCGAACCGCCCCATGTAACTGTGTCGCCAGGCAGATATTCCTGACCGGATTTGAATACGCCCTGATAAATCATCACAGGCACGTCAAAGGATTTGGTTTCGCTGGCGCCACTGGTGCGGTTAACCGTCAGGGTGAAGCAACGCAGCTCAGATTGCTGAATATCAATACCCGCCACGCCATCAACAAGACACTCCCAGCCACGCATACCATGGGTTTTCTCGTAAGCGCGCCACAGGCCACCGTTATGCGTGGCATAGCTGCCACGTGGATAACTTTTCCCCTCATCAATGAAAGGTAGAATCTCCAGCGACAGGGCGTCCCGGCCATTTTCTCCATCTTTACCCGGCTCTGCTGCGGGCAGAGCTGCAATCGCCTCATTAACCAACGATTTCAAATCTGGCAGCTCCGGCATGGATGCGGAAACCAGCTCCTGAATCATCGGCTGGACGTCTTCAGTTGTGACACTTTTACCGTCCTGCGGTACCGGGATAGCGGCTACCGCCTCACTGACAGCTTCTTCAACTGCCTGTTTAAGCATGGCGGGATCAAAGTCTTTACCGTCCTTTGGTACAGGTATCTCTGCCACCGCATTGCTGACCAGCTCCTGTAAAACGGGGGTGATATCGTCGACCGTGAGACTTTTACCGTCACGCGGAACCGGGATAGCAGCTACCGCCTCGCTGACCATAGTGGCAACATCTGGAAGCTCCGGCGCTGCCTGGGCTGGTAATTTAGCAATTTCCGCTTTCACCATGCTCTCGACGTCTGGAGCGGGCGCATTACTGATTTCTTCAACCTGCTTTGCGAGACTGGTTAGCCTCTCCTCATAGTCCTCTTTCAGCGCCTGAATACTTTTACTGAAGCTGTCACGCATTTCAGCGAGAACCTGACCAAATTCCTCGCCCAGCACCTTTATCAGGGATAGTTCGCGTTCATTCATTTTGTAAGAAATCCTCTGATCATGGCTTTGGCTGCCGACTGCTCAGCATCGGTTAAAGCCTTTCCTTCATTCGTTAAGGCTGAAGGTTGGGACAAACTGCTTTTACCAAACGGATCATCCGAAGCATCACGGCGCGCCAGCGCCTCAAGGCTGAAGTTCTGCTGTTGAAGGTAAAGAGAGTCTCCTCCAGCCAGGGGAGGCAGGTTCTCACTTTTCCTCGCTTCGTTTGGTGTGAGGATAGTATTTTTCACCCCTTCCCCCAGGGATTTGATACGGCGTTCACTGTCCATACGCAGCAGCGCATTAACATCAAACTCAGTACCTGTATCACCCTCAAGTTCAAACGCTTCATCCAGCAGCAATTCGATGGACTCAATCAGTGACTGAAGACACTGTGAGTAATACTGCTGATCCTGCGCCTCGATGTTGTCATGCGTTGGCAGTTCACCGATGCCAACCTTATAAGCAGGCACGTGAAATACTGAACAGACAATCTGCGCGGTCATGCGAAGCTGTTCGACAGTTTGTGCATCAGCAGCTGAGACCGTCCGGGGAACATATTTCGCACCATTGCTCAGAATGGCGGTTTTACCCGCATTTTCCCCGGTATAACCAGTGTCCCAGTTTTCTTTGATCTTCCTGGCGTTCTCTTCCGTAATCGAGCCCGGAACCTCGATAACACCGCTGGGTTTCCCGCCATTGCGGAAAAAGTACGCTGAGCTTTCCTGAATATGGTGACCCTGCATTGCAGCCAGACCAGCAGCATAAATCGGGGAAAGACCAATAAGGGGATGGAACAGACAGTTGAACCGATCGTGAATAACCTCTCGTGCCGGTACAGTCACAGATGATTCAATACCGGCCATGTTATCCGGATTGATCTGGTAGAAGACAGAGCCATCATCAGCTACCAGCGGCGTAACCTTGTTCCAGTCCAGCAGCCTCAGCTCGGTTATCTCGCCGCGATTGTTCCGGATCTTGAGCGCAACGGTATTACCTTCGCACAGCTTGGAATTCAGCCAGTGCTCAAAGAACTGGATGCGGTTCTGAAAGGCATTTGGCCTGGAATACAGCGAGGCTATCTTTCCGGTTTTAATTTCCCTCCGAACGCCATTTGAATCCTGTTTCATCAGGCGCGGAGGCATTTTAGCGATATCACTTGCGATCAGAGATATGCAGGAAAACACAGCATAATAGGAGAGAACCGTTTTGGGCTTAATTTCCATATTCTGCTGCCAGGCCCCGGCGTAGGGTTCGTGGACATAACTGAACATCGGTGTCCAGCCCCCGCGGCTGACAACAGGCTGCTGTAGATTTTTGACTTGCCCCTCTTTTCTTCGGAAAGGATTCCACATTAGCCGTTCTCCGCTCTACGCTTATTCTTCCTCACCCTGGTAGTTACCTCGGTGAAATATTCAGCCTTGCCAAGCAGCACCAGCACCCTTGCGCACCGATCGTCCACGGTCTTTACGTCTCCCGTAACAGAGTCATGTGTGCGTTGCAGATATCTGATTCTTGCCATGCAATATGGCGGGGTTTCCCCCGCCCTCCTTTCGCGTTAGCTTCCCTGGTTAGAGCCGTAGTTCACACCAGAAATAACCGCCACCGCTGCCGTGCGGCGACGCTTCCAGTTGATCCAGCGCTCGGCACGGATAGCCACGCTGTTCGTCTGGAACATGGAAACCAGCTCCGTTCCGGTTGGGCTGACGCTGTCGCCAGTAGGATCGCTTTCCATTTCCAGAGAGGCTTCACGTGACATATCCACTGCCACACCACCGTCGTCAGCCAGATAAATATCCGGCGCGTTCAGCAGGGTAAGATTGCTTCCGGCGTACTGCGAAACGATAGCCGGAAGCCCCTGGAATGTGCCGCCAAGCAGGGTCATTTCCGGATACATTTTCTGGCCCAGAGCATTTTTCTTCATGGATAGCGCCAACGCGTTGGTGCTGGACATGATCCACACGCCGCCAGTTGGCTGGAGGTTATTGGAGACAAACTGAGCGAATGCCGCTTCAGCATCTGCATCCGGATCGCCGGTTGATGGAACAGCCACAATACCGTTGGTAATTGAGGCCGGAGAGACGTTAGCAACTTCAGCTTTCGCCGGGTTAATGAAGTCCGTATCCAGGCGTGCAATGACCGCTTCTGCCAGCGCATTACGCACCAGTGCATCAGCTGCCGGATTGGAGAATCGGATCAGCTCATCGGTCAGCACCGCAATGGCTGCGACTTTGGCGAAGCTGAACGTGATGGACTCAAAGTCGAATTTGGTCAGCGGCTTGGCCTTACCCTGACCTACCCAGCTTGCAGATCCGCCGGAAGTTTGTGCCGGAATGCGAATGTTGAACGGGACCTGACGCAGGGCAGGAATACCACCCTGACCGAAACGACCGATAATGGTCTGCGGGCGGAGGAATTCAACAAAATCATTTGCGTATTCCTGATACTCCACCAGCGCACCAGCCCACTGAGGATCGGTCGTTGTGCCAGCACCAACAGCGGCTTTCAGCACATGGTGAAGTTTCGCATCATCCGGGTACTGCTTACGTGCAATTTCCAGCGCTTCAGAACGGCTGCCGTTTGCCGCCGCCAGTGCCTTGGCAAAACGGGCAAAGGCGATACCTTTCTCCAGATTTTGCTCAACGCGAATGATCCCCGGCGCGTTTGTCTTCACGGTGGTGAATTCGCCACCAGCAGCTTTAGATACCGGTTTTGCAGTCGATGCCAGATTGCTTTCCATGTCGCGCAGTCGTTTGAGGTGCGCATCAACTGATTTAATTTCTGCGGATGTGTTGTCGTAGCTCTCTTCTTCTTCAGCGTCCAGGGTGCGTCCCTCTTCAGCCGCCTTTGACATCACTTCATCAAGTGATGCGGCCAGCGCTGCACGCTTCGCTTCAAAGCTCTTGATTTGTTCTGCGATATTCATCGAAATGTTTCCTTTTTTGGTTTTGGGTGCTGTAGCGCCAGCGGTTTTAGAAGTTTTCACTACCGGTTTCTCATTGCCTGACGCGGCGAGAAACTGGCGATCGAAAGATTTAACGGTCTGGATGGAGCATTCGGCATTGGCCGGAATGGTCACCGCCGAGACCTCAAGCAGGTCCCAGGACAAAAAGCGAATACCACCTTCATCCAGGAAGGAATACTCAATTGGGCGGAACCCAATCGACAGGCCGCGTACCAGCCCCGCCTTAATCGAAGCCCACGCTTCATCAAGACGTGCGATTAACTGGGATGGCATGTCAGGGGTTGGTTTCACGAGCTTTGCTGTGATCTGCAACCCCTCTTTCACCATTTTTGGCGTGCAGGTGCCAATAGGCTGAGAGCGGTCGTGCTGCCAGAGGAACGGCGTATCGCTGCGGAATTTCGCCCCCTCCGGCTCCATAATGTCACCGTCACGATCGGGAGACGGTGTTGAGGCGATGCCGGTGATAATCCGCTCATCCTCATTTACCGACTTCACCGTCATGAGGGTGCAGGCGCGTTTAAGCGTCATTTGCTGGCCTCCAGAAATGAAAAAACCCGCATGCGCGGGCCATTAACTGACGTGTGTGTTAAACGAAAAATACCTGGTAGTCTTTTTTGACCGGTTCGGGGTTAAGAGCCATTAACGTAACGGCGTTGAATGTGGCCATAAGAGGGTCAATTTTCCCCTTCCCGCTGGCCTGTTTGGTGATGAGTATGGCGTTACCTTTCGGCTCTACACGGGCGTTGCCTACGCACCATGCCATCAGAAGCTGACCACCATGAAGCAGAACACCTTCAGCCAGCTTTCGCTCGGTAGTCTTAATGGCGCCGCCGAGTTTCCAGCCCTGGCTGACCCCGGTTACAGCCTCATCAGGAATGCCTGCCTCACTGAGCGCATCAAGAATTTGCCCGACCTCAGAAGGGTCAATCCCGATTTTTTCCAGCAGTTCGGCTTCATAAATCCGGCTGACATACTCTGCAACCTGCTCAACATCCTCGCCCACCCGCTTAACGATCGTCAGGTCACCGGCCCTCTCAAAATCCTTTAATTTTGAAATTTCGCTCTTTCGTCTTTCCAGGGCGATGGTATGCGCCCATGCATGACACCAGCATAACCATTCGCGAGTCTGGCGATCGCGCCCGATAACGGCCAGGCCAAGAAGATCATCGAGACCACCGCCATCTATACCAACTGTGACCACCTCAGAGCGGCGCAGAATATCTTCAAAAGTGACGCGCCTTGCCTGTTGCTCCCAGAAATCCGCCCCTGCCCATCGGTCAGCGCGCAGGGCGAGACCGATTTCAACGTTGGCGTGCTTGGACATAAAGCCACGGAAGTCTTCTTCCCCGGCCTCTTTCGCTTTGTTGTATTCGCGGTAAAGAAACTGCTCGTCAACGGAGTAACCCAGGTTGGGGTTAACCATCGCGAGGTTATCCAGAAGAAGATGCTCTCCGCTGGCAACCATTTCCGGTGGATGCTCAAATATCACCGGAAGAAAATGCGGGTCGTGAATTTTTCCGTCGCGAACGTCACGAGCGTACTGTAACTTTTTCTTAAACACACCAGCAGGCGGTTCGTTGGACTGCGTGGTTGTGTACATCACAAAGCCTTCCGGTCGTGATGCCATGCCACCGACTGCCTCGCGCAGCATATCTTCGGAGTTATGTTGCTTGCCAAAAAGCCACAACTCGTCAATGAGCGTGCCGACAGATTTAATCCCCGATACGGTGTTGGGGTCGGCGGCCACCACTTTCAGCGTCGTGTCCGTTCCCCTGTGGGTGATGGTCCTGATATGTGTCTGCACCTGACAGAGGTCATCCAGATCATCATCCCGCTTTACCATATCGCGCGCCGGGTTAAAGGCGTTTGTCGCCACCTCTACAGTCGGGGCGATGATGGTGTACCCGGCAGCCTGACGCCAGTTGAGCAGCAAGGCCGTCATCATTATCCCGGCGGCCAGCGTAGACTTGGAGTTTTTTTTGGGGATCAGTACAAACACTTCTGTAATGTGTCTGCGGCCGGTTTCGGCATCATAGGAGCCGAACAGCGCGGCAACGAGATCGAAAACCCACTGTGCGCAGGACTCACCGAAAGTTGGCGATCCTGGAGCATCAACGATTTTCAGTTGCCTGAAAACGTTCAGGGCTATTTCAGCCTGCTCCGGGTAAATCGGGGCAGGAATAATAGACTGGCCTTTCTTCAGGCGCTCCGCCCAGTCAGGGCAGGCAGTTGTCCACTCCGGCATCATGTATTCCCGCGATTGTTAACCACCAGTTTCGGCGGCTGCTGAATTGCGAACTTATTGGCCGCTTTTTTGGCAGCCTCAGCTTTTGCATCCTTCTTACCGCCCTCACCTTTCTTCTGATGCATATAAGGCAGCATGGCCTTTGCAGCATCTTTCCTGGTTTCGATTTCGTAACCAACGTTGTTCATAACCGATTTCAGGAAGTCGAGAGGGTCTTCATACTCACCGGCGGACGATGCCGCAGGAGGTCGTTTTTCTTCAGGAGTGTTTACTGCTGGGGTATAAACATTCCTGCGATACGCAGGTTCGTCATCCACCTCAACTTTTTCTCGTTTTTTCCGCTCAATAAACGCGATGACCTCCGGGTCTTTAGCAAGCTGCGACCCCTTGGAACGCGCGGATTTTTCAGAATATCCCGCCTTTATTGCCGCATCCTTCTGAGACATCCCGGACATCAGCGCGAGAGCATATTTCCGCTTCTGCGCTGTTAACATGTTTACACCCTCCAGAGGGGGATTTTTTCTGCGAATGAGAGGGGGCGAGGTGTCCAGGGCGATCGATGTTTACTCTGGATGATACCCCCCCGGGGTTGGCAGGCCTCAGAGCCCTATAAATACAGATTCCTGATCGACATCATGCACCTCATGCTTCAGGGCTTGTTCATCAGGCTGACCCGTAGCGGCTTCACGTGCAGACTTACCTGCATGACATTCAGTGCAGAGCGTCCACAGGTTGCTCTCCGAGTTATCGCCTCCGAACTGAAGCGCGATACGGTGGTCGAGTTCACTGTCAGTCAAATCAACAACCCGATTACACATACAGCAGTGACCACTGTCACGCGCATAGATACGGCGCTTCAAACTCACCCTTGCACTTCCACTTATGCGGCGCTGCTCACCGTAGATCGGCTTGATGCGTCGCGTATCAATGGCTTTCAGGCGTGGCTTTAACGTTGTTAGCTTAGACATGCAACCTCCACGCCCGACGGCGTTCTGTTCGTGGCGCTGAGTCAGGGTGACGCTCTACAGGTTCACCATCTGCATGGTCCACCAGCGAGTAACAGGGATAAACCACAGTGCCGCCATAGGCATCACCAACGGCATAATCGGCAGGCTTGCTGCTGACCCATCGAGAAAGAACTCGTTCAATATGCTGAGAAGGTACGCTGTAACAAACGCCGTGTATCAGCCGCGGAAGTGTGATGTAGTCAGCCTGAGTTTTATCAGCAACTATCAGTCGTTCGGCTATCTGCATCTGATACTGCGGCGGTCGGCCGGTACCGAGATAAAAGCTCAGCATGTCGTCAGGAAAGCGCGCTAGCCAGTCCCTTACCTTCTCGGTGAATCCTTCAACCGGCAGCGCGTCGTCTTCCAGCACCACTACTCGGCAAGGTTGCTCAGCAGCCCATTCGATAGCGCGACGATGATTCCAGTTCGCGCCGTGGTTACTGCCATCAATAAGCAGATGAGCATCCAGCAACGCTGCAAGACGTTGAGCTTGCTCTAAGCGAGTATGATGAGCGCAAACTACGAATTTCATGTGTAAGCCTCTGTCGGTGCGTGGGTGTGAACTCGTTTTCTGGCAGCGATAATTTCTTTTTCTGCGTCAGAAAGATTTTTAAACCATTTTTGCCACACCACTTCGCCACAGTTGAACAGAGTGGCCCGCCACATATTTCCGTCCTTATATACACCTCTCACACCTGATTCGGCTCTCCCGGCAAGTGAAAGATTTTGCATATTCTGAGAGCGAGTAGCCAACCTAAGATGATTTACATTCACACATGCTCTATTGCGGCAAATGTGGTCAATCTCCATTCCGTCAGGTATTCGGCCTTTTTCTCTTTCCCAGGCATATCGGTGGGCTGAAATGATGCGGCCTTCCGATTTTAGTTGTGGGTATCCTTTGCTGTTTTTTGCACCGGTCCACAGTAAGCACTCACCTGATATCTCGGTACTAAATTCAAATCTCACCTCAGGTGAGGCAAACCTGTCTTTCCCGGCGAGAGGATCGCCAAATTTCCTCATCCGAATGTAGTGTTTGTTGCATAGGTTGCGCGCTAAAACTTTATTGCAGCATCCGGAAACATTGCAGAATCTAGTCATAGATAATTTCCTTCGCCCATAAAAAAAGCCGCACGATGGCGGCTACTGTCTGTATATCAGGATTTTCAACGAATTAAAGTGCGGATAGGCTGAAGGCTCATTAATACAAGGAGTAAATATGTCTGGACTTATCAATCCTCAAAACGCCCCAGAAGAATCAGCTTATGCATTACTGATTGAAATGATTAGAGCCCAAAGAGTTCCTGTTTATTCAGGAGGGGATATATCTAATCTCCTCTCAATGTATAACCAGGCTGTTCAGCACTTCCAAAAGAGTAGCGATGACAATAATTAAAGATTTTCTTACTTTTGTTAAACGTTTCACGGATTGAATTTGCCATTAATGAGCACCTTCAATCCGTGTCTCGCTTTGAACTTCTCTCCACTATTTATGGCGCCACCAGGCGTACTCCTTACCGATACCTTCAGACTTAAACACTGTGTGGATGCGCGGGCCGGTGACAATGCGATCGCCAAAAGACTTAGCGACAATGCCAAAAGCGATCATATCCCCCACCGCTGCATCAGCCTGCTCTGTCTTCCAGAATCGGTAGCTCTCAATCCGGTAGTACAACCGGATGATGCCGTGCGCGAACGCCATTACATCAGCGCGCGTCCCGCCCAGCAGCCCGGCGTTAAGCATCACATCGTTGCGGTGCTGTTCGATAAACTCCTGGTAGATGCGTTCCGGGTGATTCTGCTTTGCCCATGCGTCAGCGTAGGTTTTTGGTTCGGAGCCGACGTACACCTTCCCTACCTCCATTTCTTCCCACGGCGCGCGAAGCATTTCGACATCGGTACCATCGGTACACCAGACGAACCGGTATTCAGGGTGATCTCGCAGGTGCTGCCAGATGTGCAGCCATCGCCGGAAGTAGACATTCATCTTCACGTCAGGTACGCGATACAGCTCAACATCCGCCGGGGCCGTCAGTAATTCATCCACCAGCGCTATACGACCACACTGGCGAAGCGAGGCCGCCCATTTGCTCAGCATGTCAGGCGAGGGCGCCATTTTTGTGCCGCGCTGCGGGTCAGGCTGACTGGTGAGAAGCGTTGTGATAACCACGTCGCGCTGCTGGCGGTATTCAACGTAACCAGTAAACCCGGCATCACGCCGTTCGTTATGGATCTTCACGTTACGTTCCACCAGCGCCTGTCGGTCGGGACGCGGTACCGAACGCTCTACGGCTTCATGCTCATCGAGAGAATGGATCAGTTTTTCTGAACCGACCACATCACCGTAAGCCCATGTCGTCAAGCCAGCATTATGGATGCGCAGGGCGAGGTCGCTGTGTTCGTACATGCCGCGACCGTAAACGGGATCGAAACCGCCAACCTTCTCGATAGCGCTGCGGTGGTAATACAGCATCACGCCGCGCTGCCCGGTGTAAGCGATGTGCTTATCATCCCGGTACAGGATCGCCATATCCTTCAGCTTATTCGTTCCTGCCAGATCGAGAAACTGGTAAGCCAGGTGCGGTTCGGGTGATTCGATGTAAGGCAAGTGCCAGTTATCAGCGATGGGCCAGGCGTCATCGTCCCACAAGAAGAGATGCTCACACCCGGCGTCCATTAGCGCGGTTAAACTGGCGTTCTTCGATGCAACAATGCCGAGTGATGTTTCATGGCGAAGCAGCTGCACGCAGTCAGGCACTACTGCGGCAGGTTTTGAACCATCATCGACTACCACCACCAGCGCGCCGGCTGGCAGATGCCTCAGATGCTGTTCGAGTGAACGTTTTAAAACGTCTGCGCGCTGATGTGTCGAAATGGCAATGCCAATCCGTGACGCTGAAGCGCAGGCAGGCACATACGGGACACCATCAATAGTGACCTGCATTTGATTTTCCTTTTAGACGTGAGCCTGTCGCACGGCAAAGTCGCCGAAAGTTAACGGTTTGCCCAGGCTCACAGCTGAAAGACTTTCTTTGATGTGCGCGTGCGATGCACAACAAAAAGGCCGCCTAAGCGACCTTTGATTTTTTAACGAGATCCACCGCCTCCGGGGCGGGAATCAGCAGATCGTCCACCACAGCGAGAACCATCGCTTGCGGTATCTGAGTCATGTTGACAGTTACCTGCATACGCTTGAGTTGTTGCACCCAGAGACATCAGAATAAAAAGAACAGCCAGTACCTTTTTCATTGTGCTTACCATGTGTAGGCCATCATTTGACGGCGCGTTTATCATAGTACTTTTTCTTCATGCACGAAAACCCTCCAACGAGTGACTAAAGAATTTAATGCTCGTGTGAGCCGCTTGATAACTTGTAGCGGGATAGTGCTACTTTTTCTGCGGCTGCGGTGAGTGCAAGAAAATTCTTAAAGCGTCCACTTGCGCTTGAAAGCAAAATGACACAGGTCATTATTAATATCCTCTGAGCTGGCTCCTACCAACGCCAGAGGGTGTAGTACCTTAAAACGAAATAAGCCGTATAAGTTGCCTTCCAGTGGAGGGCTATTTTTTTACCATTATCAAGCCCACCAGCAGGTGAGCTTTGTAATGGCTACGAATCCACTGCGTTATGCAGTGCTTCCTGACTGGCAATATGCTCGTAACGAGATACCGTCTTTCCATTCTGGTTCATCACGTAGGCGACCTCGCCGGGTTTCAGGAATACAATTTTGTCCATTCCCGATACCGCGATGCTCTGCTGCCCCGGATTGAACCCTACACTCAACCCGCAATGAATATCTTCACCACCACCTGGCGACATTACTTTTACTGTTAACATGCTTCTTCTCCTGCTTCTTCTGGGAATAAAAAAGGCCGCCCATTGGCAGCCTTTTGACGTTAGAGATGTTACTTATGAGGTATGACATGGTTTACAGCAGTAGTAACACCCGTTTGATTTTGAATAATGCTTCTTAGCTTCCGTGACAGCTGGACGACATGTGTCGAAGATACCAAGGAAAATGCGATTTTCTGTCGCAGGCATAAATGCGCATCCTGTAACGTGTACCTCGTGGTCGCCGTTTGCCTGAGCATTTTTATTTACGTAATAGAACTGTCCCATTTTTAAAATCCCAGAGTGACGCTGCTTCTTGCAGCACCTGAGATGTTAATAATCTTGTAGCTTCAAAGTTACGATATATCCTTAAACTTTGAGCAAGTTCACTTTAAACACTGCTCACGCTAGTACTCAGTGAATGCCTGCTGTAATGCTTTATAGGTCAGCGTCCCTTCGGCCAACTGATAAAAAACGTAAAACCGATGAATGCGAAAAACAGTCCATCAGCTCCAGCAATAAGGATTAGAGCCCAAACAAGAATAGTTCCGATGGTTGCAATAACTTGGACCTCGCTTGCTTTGGATTCTGGCAGCTAGCCTGCCACGCTTTGTTATGCGCCAGGATGTCTTTCTTCGTCTGGCGGTCCAGTACATCCCAGTCGTGCGCTGTGCCGTAGATGGGTTTAACCCAGTCGCAAGCCGTGTCCACTACCTCAACCCTTACGGGTCCAGTTGTCCCGCAGCTCGCGATCAACATCGTCGCCAGGCATATGGTTAACAGTCTGCTGTACATTGCTGGCCTCTTTCGTTGCTTCAACACGGCGCCCTGCTACTGCTTCAGTGGCGGCGGCCTTCTCTTCAGTGCGTTGCTGATCGGCTTTAGTTTCCGCTTTGCTGGTGCCGCGGATATGGCCCAGGCCAAAAGCGCCTGCAATGGCGGAAATGACCAGTGCGGCCAGCCCTATTATCGTTTCGATACCCACATTCACCTCACACCAGAACGGATTTCGCTAGGTTAAACAGCGTGCTGCGTTTATCCAACCCGTTTCTGCCGCCATTGATAAGAAGCGTCACGCGCTCCACGTCGCCGGAATGAAGCAGGCAACCGCGAGACGAATAGAACCATGCAGCTGAGCGCGCGGCGTATTCATCCTTTTCAAGCAGCTCCGGGTGGGTAACAAGGTCCAGTTTCAACGCGTGGCCACAACTGCGATAGTTGCTCAGCCCGGTAACCTGTTTCAGCCCGCGACCGCGATATTTCCAGCCATCACCGGCAACCTGATTGCCAAGGTGTTCTTTTCCCCACTCACCACCGTATACCAGATTGGCGATCGCTTTCTGATTTGCCGGTTGCGTTGCCGTTCTGCCAAGTGCAGCGGCCTGCTGTTGAGTGATGCGGTGGCTGCCAAACGTCGGCACCAGGTTTTCAGCCGCATAATTCAGGTTTTCAACCAGCCGGGTAAATCTGGTGCTTTCATGCCCCATCTGGGCAATAAACATGGCCTGATCGAGCGGTGCGGTGATGCCGTATTCCTTCATAGCGGCGTCGATATGTGGAAACCAGCGCGCAGCTAATCCGGCGCTGATACCAGCCGCCCTCTGAAATTGTGTTTGGTTCATTAGTGCCTCAGACGATCAACCAGCCGCGCCATATTTCCACGAACCTTCAGGATGGCGGCGAAGATAAGAATGTTTGCGACCACCACCAGCCAGCTGGAATCACGATAAAGGCCGAAGATGAACTGCAAGGGGATCGCGGCGTAAACCAGCACGGTTATATACGCCAGGAAAGAAATAAAGGGGCGATGCCGGGCGCCATGTCGCTGGTAAAACATCAGCACGATGACGATGGCCGCACAAATAAACGCATTAAAGACTGCTGACGGGTCAATTACCATTTCCCCCTCCCCCGCGTAGCCGCGAGAAAAACTTGAACACGTTGTTCAGGTCCTGGTTGTTAAGATAAGTGAGGATTTTTATACACAGGGCAGACAGAATCACTGCACCCAGTGCATCCAGCGGTTTTTCATAGTGCGAAGCTGCATTTAGCAGTGAGCCAATAAGTCCCGCCCCAAGCACCCCAACGATAAACGACGTCAGGAAATATGCTGCCAGTCGGGCGCGGGACAGGTTTGTGGCTGTCGCGACGTAGAACACCGCACCACCAAACGCCCCGAACACCACACCAAAATCTGTATGAGTAAAGACGCCGTACAGGACTGAACCCAGCAGGCCGCCGCCGAGAACAGCGCCGGTGCCGGTTAATGGATCGGACATTAAGCCCCCTCTTATTGCTGTGATCCCTCTCAGGAAATTTGAGGGGAATAAAAAAAGCCCGCTCGCGAGAGCAGGCTAAAGTGATGATTATCACAAGAAGGTAGAAAGGAGATCATACGAAAGACAGGTAGTGACGTCCGGGTATCGAGGTCGATTCACTGATGGTTCAGGAGAACCACCTGCCAGCGGATATATCCCCTTCTTCTTTAGAGTAGCCGTAACTTCGGGAAACGAGCAAAAAAAACCTGCTGTTTAAAGCAGGCTCTCAAGGAATTATCAATTCGATATTATTGTTATCGTGGTGCCGGGTGCCTCCCGGTGAGAATTACTCCAGCAAACATTCCCGCGTCTGAGAGGTTTCCTTTTCAGGTAACTGCTGGAACGCCCCTCCGCATAGGGGGATTCACCACAATAAAAAAATAGCGCATAAATCAGAGTTAAGAAACTTCCTCGCTTAACGAATTGGACACTGGTCCGCCATCGAGGATTCGAACCCCGAACCACAGAGGTAGAAGCTCCGTGCTCTTTCCAGTTGAGCTAATGGCGGAAAAAAAAGACCAGCATTGGGTTGCTGGTCATGGGTCATGCAGTTGTCTCTGCGAAGTTGGTGTATCCCCACCAAGTGTTATCAGTATCGAGAGCATTATCGAATGCCAGTTTACTATAGCACCGAAGAAAAAATTCACTCTGTCAAAGGTCATCAGAAATGACCTTTTGCAAAGTGTTATTTACTGGATTTAAACAGGGGCCAGAGTAAAGCAATTACCCCGGCTACCAGCACGCCATCAGCAAGGATGGACATCATTTTGCTGGTAAAGTCGATGACAACCACCAGGAACAACAAAACTCCGGCGGCTGCCCAGCGCAGTTTTCCGATCACAGGTACTGATCCAGTGGAAGTTGCAGCGCCTGAGCAATTTTCTTGAGCTGCTTCTCTTCTTCTTCCCCGATGCCGTCATTGTCAGCGACATCAAGGCACAGGCAAAGAACATCAACAGCATCGTTTGTACCGGAAACGTCAGCCAGTTCGCGCAGCGCCTGTGCATTAGCAGAGCGCGGCGAAGCTTCATAGCGAGCACGGATATTGCTACTCATCTGTGCGATCTCACCAGCGAACGGTGCGAAAGCAGGCAATGCTGAAATGGTTTTTTCCAGAGTGGCGATTTCTTTCGCGTCGCATGTGCCGTCGGCATACGCAATGGAGTAAGCACCCCACACTGTAGCTTCAACCGCGTCACGATTTTCCATTTTCTTAACTTCGACAACAGCTTTACGTGCTTTCTTTTTGAAGATACCGAACATAGTGACTTTCCTTTTAGCGGGTGAGCCAGCGCTCAGGAATGATCGGCCCACAGAGACAGTCACACCGACCGTTCCCTATGGCTCACCCCTGAAAGGCTCTGTGGTTGAATTGCGCCGAGCGTGGCGCGGATATGAAAAAGGCCGCCTTTTGGCAGCCTCTAAAATGACAAAACCCCGGTGTAGCGAGGTTTTCGAATCGTTTTAAGTCCGTGGCGTAGAAACCACTCTTAACACAGTAAACGAGAAAATGCGGACCGCGTTAGTGATTTTTGACGAGTTTTGCTTTATTTTTCCTACACACAGCAAAATAAGAAAGCAGTTCTTGCCTAACTATACAGTTAACGCGGGGCTTAGAATGAGGGATTATCTTTGGGTGACATACAGTATGATGTAGAGTCCGAGCAGCAAGCTTTTGAATTGCTCGAACGTTATCTGAGTGGGCAAGGCCTACCAGAAAAAATTACGTTCAATGGTTGGCCTAGCCTGACTATCAGGCTAACCGGTGATAAATTTAACAAATCACTTACACCCTCAGTAATGAAGGGCTTCGTTGAGATGCAATCGCAAATCAACAAGTCTTATGCGCTTGCTAAATACGGCACTCCAGATGTTCGCAGGCTAACTAAAGAAGAGCTTGATGCTTTAGAAATTGAAGTTACAGTAGAGCAAGGTTCGTCACTTGTTGAGATCAACATTGATGGATTCCTGAGCAAGCTTACGCACGAATTGGTAGGAAAAATGAACGCCACAGAGATTGTATTCACAGTTCTCGGTGCTGCCGTCATATGGGGCGGTGTAACCGTCTTTAAACGCTTTTTAGATAACCGTAAAGATACTCGCCTCGCGGAGATTGCTAAAGAAGGCGATAAAGAACACCTGCGCGCAATGCAGGTGATGACTCAAGAAGAAACGAAACGCCTTCAGATCATCTCTGAAATGGTGGCCCAAAAGCCTCTTCTCGACAATATGGATCGCATGTCTTACGACGCTAAGACAACCATGGTCAAGTCATTCGTACGCTCAGATACCGCTGAAATTGATGGGGTAACCATCGATTCTGAAACTGCAAAAGAATTGGTCACAAATGCACGTCGCCGCTCTGTCGAAATGCGTATAGACGGTATCTACCGCATTGAGGAAGTGAATAACACGGACCCAGAATGTTTCAAAGTTAAAGTTCGTAGAGTCGATTCTGACCAGCGACTGACTTGCGTAGTGCAGGACATTTTCCTCGACGAGTCGGGAAACAAAGAAGCTCTCCAACGAGCAGAATGGGAAAGAAAACCTGTTCATTTAAGTATCAATGCAAAACATGTTGACGGTGATATCAAGTCAGCTGTGATTTTGTACGTCAAAGATGTTGAGAATAAGCCCGAATAATCGGGCTTTTGCTTCACGACTTCACTTCGACATCCATCTCTAAGCCCACATCCAGCATGCTAAGGCAACCGTCAATAAACCCTTCTGCCATCTGGATCTCTATGCGTATTAGCTTCTCATCCTTCTTTCTCGCTTTCGCGATTTTCCGTTTTGAGATGCCATATAGATAATGTGCAACCAAGAGCGAATGCTCATATGGTTTTCGTTTTTGAAGCCGAGCCAAACACCCTGACCTGCTCCCCGTTGATTAGTACACCCCGATGTTAGTAATGTCTTCATAAGCCACATGAGGACATCCCCATGA